ACACTGCTGTTGGGTCAGCTGCAGCCTCGCCATCAAGAAACTTTTTGCAAGTGCGAATGCGTCTAACTTCTGCACGCAACGGGTTGTAAGCATTGAGCAGCGCTGTGATTGCTCCATCAACGTTGGCAATCTTCATGCTGGGGCGTGGCAACGTGCCCTTGGTTGTCACCTCAAATCCATCAACTTCAATCGGCACTGCTGAATATGTGTCGCCATCAAACACGATCGCTTCTGAAACTTGGTTTGTTCCAGCGTGAAAATAATAAACCTGATCAACACCATTCACTGCAGCCGTTAGGTGCAGCTGGAACAGCTCAATGATTGCTGATGGCTCAAGCGAATGGAGTTCCCTTTCAACCTTGTTAGGCGTAGTGGTCATGGCTCAAACACCTGCTCAAACGTTGCCTGGATGTTGAATAGGTTTGAATATGGCATCGTTTTTGTCCATGACCTACAAATCCAAACGTAACTAGCTGTCTCATCTGGTGGCGACCAATTAAAAGCCTCGGCACCGCCCCTGGCCTCTAAAAAATCTTCAATGGTATTTGCGTCCGTAGCAGTTCTGTTTACCCAAGACAAATCCCAAATCTTCGGATCTTGATTGATGCCGAACGTGCTGCGCTGGCTATAGCCTGATCCGAACTGAGCAACGCGCACATTAGGCTGCGCTTTCTTGCTTGCGCCGTAGTCAGCGTCGATGCTGGGGAAAGTAGTTGCAGCCATTAGCTCAGAAGCCCTCCAGGACGTTTTTGCTTAATCAGTTCAGCTTGCACAGCAGCACCAATAGCCTGACCAAGCGCCTTGGCATTGGGTTGGTCGCCTTGCGCACTAGAGCCTGAAGCGTCAACGTTTACCACCACGTTACCGATGCCAGTGCCAAAAGACTCAACGCCAAGCCTTCCGTTTCGACCACGACGCAGCGGCATGATTGCCTCTGGCCCTGCTTCGCCCATAAGGCCAGTACCATTCGCCATCGGGAAAAGCGTTGGCTTATTTACAACGCCGCCATAGGCAAAAGGAACAATTTTATTTTGAGCAAAGACGTTGCCTTTGGCGTTTTGGAACAGTCCGCCAACTAAGCTCCTCATGCCGAACTGCAGCAACATGCCGCCGAGTTGCTTTAGGATGCCTCGCAACGATTCGCCAAGGCTTTTAGTGCCTTCGACTAAACCCATAATTGCATTGCTCAAACCGTCCGCAACAGTGGTTTTTATGCTCTCAAAGAGCTGTTCAGATTTTGTCAGTTCATCGTTTGTTTTCTTTTGAGCCTCGCTTATTGCCTGAACGACATCAAGGCGATCAAGGGTGTATTGAGTGAGCAGGTTGCTTTGCTCAAGCTCAAGGTTGTTGCCCGTCAGTCCTTTCTCTTTTAGTTGCTGAATTGCAAGGTCATAGCCCAAATCAACTTCAGCAAGCCTGTTCCCTGCAAGCCTTGCAGTATTGATCTCTTTTGTGAGGCGCAGCACCTCAGCAGAGACCTGCACTGGCGTTTTCGTTGGTGTGCCTGTGGTGCCTTTTGTTCCTGTGCCCCCAATCAGCTGCTTGAGAAGTGGTGGCGTTTTTGCATCTGGCCGCAGCCTGTTCATGCCAAAGCCTGTTTGCCTAAGTTCCTCTTCTCTTGCTGCAATATCTTTGAAAAACTGACGGCGCTCTGCAACGCTCATTCTTTTGAGCTTTTGCCGACCCACAATTGTGTCTAAGCCAAATTCTCCTCTGACCTTATTTGCAATCTCTGCCTCTCTAAATAAGTTGTTTATTTGATTCGTCAGAACCGTAAGAAAATCAATGATTGACTTGAATATCGGTTCAAGAACTTTGCCGATGTTTTGACCCAACGTGATGAACGCATCCTGAAGCGTTGAAAGCTTGCCATTAAGGGTGTCGGCTTGAGCAATGGCGCCGCCAAAATATGTCCCGCCTTGGCTCGTTAAGCGGATAAGTGCCTGGTTTGCTGCGTCAAAACTGATTTGACCTTTTGTCATTGCCTTAGCCAACTCATCACCTGAGAGGCCATACATCTTCTTCAGCTCAGTTGTTAGATCAACGCCACGTTCAAGCAGCTGCAAGTTTTCTTCTTGCTGAAACTTGCCCTTTGCGCGAATTTGGCCAAAAGCTGTTGCGATGCCGTCAAGCTCGGCACCAGTCGCCCCAGCAATATCGCCAAGACGCTTAGTTGTATCAACAAGCGAATCAGTCTCAATGCCAAACGCTTTGAGCTTTTTTGTAACATCAATTAGCTCGCGGACCTGAAACGGCGTCGCTGCACCGAACGCTTTAATCTCAGCAAGAATCTGCTTTGTTTTTTCCGCGCTACCAGTTAAGACCTGCAGTGATCGGGTCTGCGACTCAAGCTCTGCTCTGGAACCAAATATTGATGAAATCAAGGCAGCGCCACCACCAATACCAGCTAAGGCAATCAGTGGTTTGCTTAGCCCACTAAAAGACGAGGCCAGATTCTTAGCCTTGCCCTGCAGTCCCTGCAGATCATTGCCAAGGCGCTTGATGCTCTCTGCGCCTCTGGTTTTGACATCCAGAAGCATTTGGAAAACTGACTTTTGCATCAGCCTTGCTCCTTATTCATGAGCTTGACCGCCGCAGCTTCCATGACCTGCAAATTCTCAAGCACGGTCGGCTGATCCTCGACTTCCACATACAGTTTAAACAGCCATTCCACAGCTGAATAGTCCAGCCCACAAACACCTGACGCCGTTGTGCGCCATTGCGTCTGACAACGCAAGAACATCTCAACAGCAGGCCAGTTATCAGGCCACACTTCAAAATCCTTAGGCGCTTCAGGCTCTGGCAGTGCCAAGCCAAACGCCTTAGCGTCAGCCATCAGCTCTGACTTGTCATCAGGGCCGCTGAATAGATACTCAACGGCCTCCTCTAGTTTTTTCGCTTAGCTCCCTGCTTGCTCTCCAAGTAAGCGCCAGCAATCGCGCTGGCCATCATTGGCACATCAAGCAGCTCATCACGCTTGGTGATGCTGTAGGGCAGCTCTTTGCCATCCTCATCCTCAACACCAGCCCAGCCTGACATCACCTCGCGGGCAATCTCAACATCAGTCAGAGACCCTTCTGCGCTCAGCTCAGCAATCTCCTGCAGACGGCTTTGCGTTAAGTCTTTGAACTCAACATCAAAAGTGACCCGTTCATGCTTGCCCCCATCAACAGGGACATCAACAGAAACAGGCCACTTGTAGGTGTTGGACTTTTTAAGGACGAATCCCATGGAAGGAACTATTTACCCTAAAACTAGCGCACTATGTAAGTGCCAGGCTGTACTCATCGTTGCCCGATGTTGTCGGTGTTGCTGTGTAGTCAAAATTCAGCATCTGAACGCCGTCAGAATCTGAGTAACTAACAGCAGACAAATCGGTCTGAGGTGCGCTGAAAGTAAAGATGTTGCCAGCAGTTTGCCCGTGCTGGAATGTGTTGTTTCCAGTAGCAGAGCCGGTGATGCTGGTGAAATAGTTCTTGGTTGCCATCGTGACGGCCTCAAGAACAATGCTGCCACCAGGACGACGATCAGTGATCAGCACTTCCTTGCTGCCACCAACCAGCTCGCGATAGACGCTCTGGTTGTTCTGATTAAAGCTGAACGACTGCACAGCACCGGCATAGCTGAACAGCTGTTGGCTGGTGGTGTTGCCGTTCTTGAACAGCACCGGCTTGGCTTGGTTCTGATAAGTCGGCGTTGCGTTTGCAACGTCTGTCGGCTCGTTGTAGATGCCAACCATCGTGAAGCTGATGGTCGGAATTTGACCAATCTCAGCGTTAATCGAGAACGAACCGCGAGCGCCAGTCACTTTCTGGCGGACGCCATCTTGGAAAAAGTAGATAGTGACAGAGTCAAAGCTGCTGCTTACCGGGGCATAGGTGACAGAGGTGCTGGCAACGATTGTTTCACTGTTGCCGCAAGCCTTGAGCAGCGGACCAAATGCAGGGGCAGTGCCGGCTGTGCCAGAACCGACCATCTCAACTTCAAAAGTCACCTCAACGCGCTGATTAGCGTGAAGCACTTCATAGTTACCCATATAGCCGCGGATCAGCTCACGCTCAACAGCGTCAGACTGAAAAGGGCTGATGTCAAGATTGCGAACAAGGATCGCATCTGCACTGCCTGTTGGCGTTGGATCAGTGCCGTAAGTTGACTCCTCTTTCGCCAACAAAAGGCGTTGACTTGTTCTAAGTGCCATTGGTCAAAACCTCAGTTAGAGAAAGGAAGTTGACTATCAAAACCCATGATAGTCACGGGCCTTGAGTCAGGTCAGCGAGCCGAGTGCGGTAACGCACTAGATATTCAACACCAATCACACCAGCTGGTTGATCAGCATCAACCATCTCAAAAGTCGTTGTGCTTGGCTGCACGTCGATTGCATAACCGCCAAGCGTCAGATCAGCCATAATCTTGCTGTGCAGACTCTCAACAATCGGGTCTGCAACTTCATCAGGCTTGTCGCCACGCACAATCACGGACACGCGCACTGTGAGCGTCCAGTCCAGCGTCGGCAGGCTTGTGTTCTGCTCAGGTGTGTCACTGATCGCCTCAACAACCAATGCAGGGCTTTCACCACGCTGCAACGGCACTACACGGCTTCTGTAAATGCGCGTTCCGACGTTGGTTGTGCCAGCAAGGCTGCTGACGATGTCATCAAGAATGTTTTCCCGCAGCGTCGTCATGTCTTCTGCAACGAGATTTCACAAAGCAGACCATCACCAATCAGGCGGGTCTCTCTGACGGTGTAAGCCACTGAGTCAACAGTGATGCTGGCTCCTGCCAGCAGTGTTCCAAAGTCAGAAGTCTTGGCGGTAATTTGATAGTCGGTGCTGAGCACCATGTCACCAGCCAAGACTTGACTGGGCTGATCAAACAAGACTTTCGCAGTCGTCACACCCGACGTTGCCGACACTCCAAAAGGATTGTCGAAAAAGATGTCAAGGTCGTTACTAAGGAAGTCAGCTAACGCCATCAGTCTTCGGCTTGCGTGTGCGTTTTGGCTTGGGATCTTCAACCTTTGCCTCGACAGCTTTGCCCATGCCAATCAGCAGAGCGCCGTCTTTGTCAGACACGTCATAGCTTTGCCCAGCCTCAAGGGCTTTGCCAGATGCCATGACTGCTCTAGTGCAGGTGATTTTCATAAGAAAAAAAGGGGCCGTTGCCGGCCCCCTCCTCAGAATCAGGCGTCGATGTCTTCGAGAGACGCGAACGATTGGGCGTGACGCACAGCAACGTCAAAGGTCACAATTCCGCGAACGGAAGTGAGAGCTTTAGCGAAGTCATCGCTGTCTTCGCCAACCACGATCTCAAGACCGTTGCCGTAGAAGCCAACCATGGCCTGGCTGAAATCACCGGCAACCATTGCCGAAAGATTGGTTCCGGTGCCCTTGGTGATGTTAGAAGGCAGAGCATTCGTCACAGCGACCGGATAGCCGTTGAGGGTCAGAGGCGTGGGGCCACGACCAACAGCTTGCAAATCGCTGTTGTAGAGATACTCACCACCAGATGACTTGATTTTCTTCAAGGCGCCCATGGTTTTTGCATTCACCACATACGCCATGGCGTTGCCAACCACAGCGTTGTCTTGCGTGACCTCAGTCTCAAGATCAACGATGTTGTCAAGCCCGATGGCTCCACCGTTGGTGCCGATCGCCACAGAGCCAATGCCAGTGGTGTTGCGGATGCCGGTGGGCTGACCAGAGGAACCAGAGCCGTTCAGCACGGCAGCATCCAGAGCAGTCAGGATACCGTCAGTAAGGTCAGTGCGGACCAGACCCTCAATACCAGGAGTGCCCTGCAGAAGGGTTTGGCGGCTGTACTTGGACAGGCTTGCCAGGTTCTTGGGTGACATCGTCACCTGATCGAAAGTCGATTCCGACTGCGTGATTGCAGTGGTCTCAGTGCTCAGGTAGTAGGTGGAAGCAACACCAGAGCGGCGAGGAATTGCAACATCACCGACCAAGCCGGTCATGGTGCGAACGCCAAGACCCATCACCGGGGATGCGTTACGCAGAGCCTCAATGAAGTCCTGATCGAGCAGGTCAGTGGCCACGATGTTGCCGCCATTGGCTGCAGCACTCGTCACATAAGTGGCGCGGGTCAGTGCGCTGAACGGAACGTAGAAAGAACGCTCAGAGCTGGCGGTTAGGCCAGAATTCCGCATGACTTCTTGGCTCAGTTCGCGGACCAAGCCGGCGCCGCGTGATGACCAGTCACCAGTAACCATGGCACGGATGCCATCAGCAATCTGGTAGTTGCTGTGGTCACGCTGCTCAAGCTCAACAGGCTTGATGGTTTCAACAGGCTTAGCGCCCAACTTTTCGAGTACCGCAGCGCGGGCCTCATCAATGGAACGGCCACCCTCAATGAGTTGCCGGCCCATGTCTTCGAGATTGTGCTTAGAGCACAGAGCGGAAATGCTAGCGATGCGGGAACGCTCAGCCTCAGCGGCTTCGGCCCGCACCTGCTGCAGATCAGGTGCAGTGTTTTCCATTTCAGGAACAGTTTGGGTAGGTGCTGCCGGAGCAGCTTTTGCAGGTTCGGAGTCCACTAAGGAACGGCCAATCCCGACCCCCGGATCAGCGGGGATCGAAACAACCGAGACCTCATATGGACTCCAAGATGTGGCAACAAAGTCGCCACGTTCTCGCTCTTCCATTTTGTCAATGGAGTAGCCGAAAGAGACATTTCGGAGAATGCCATCTTTCACATCGCTTAGGACTTCCTGAGCGAATTCATTGCGGCTAAACCGCACTTGCGTGTAACCCCGACGCTTTTTTTCGTCGATGTAGGCACGCTCCACAACACCGATCACACGATCAGGGTCATGGTTGAACAACAGCGGTGCGCTGTCATTCAGCCGGTCAAGATTTGCTGCGCCTTTGTCGTGGCTCAGAACTTCGCTGCCAAAGTAACGCTCAACCGGAAACTCAGAGGAGAACGGAAACTGATAAGTGCGCTCCTCAACCTCATCAAAGGTTGTAGTTTCGCTGCGCTTGTAGTTCTTGCCCTCAAGCCAACGCAGGGCCGGAATCTTGGTCAACGTCGAAAAGCGATGACCCACCTTGGTGTCAGTTGGCTCGTGCTCACCATCTTCCTCGCGGTAAACGGTAATTAGTGCCGCCGGATCATCAGCGTCACCGTTGATTGTGAACTCTGAGTCAGGCACGCTGATAGAGCCGTCACGTTCAATGCGATCGATCTTGCCGCGAGCAGTTCCGCCGCTTGCACTCCAGCTAACAAAATCGCCAACTTTTAGGCCGTCAGGTTCAGCCCTATTCGTGTCCATGCTTCTATCACGAATTTCTTTAATTCTATCTGCTTTAACTCCACTCCACCTCTCTTCCTTTATGCCCTCCGTGGGCATCAGGTCAATCTCAACGCCTTCAATCTTCGCCATTTTCTGTCACCTCAGGTTCAGGTTGCGGCTGTTGTGGTTGCTCCTCTTGTTCCTCACCAGGTCGCTCAGTATCAGAGAACGCAGGAGCTGCACCAATGCCAAGGCCAGCCTGAGCGCCACCACCACCGTTGACCTCGCTGGGATCAGTATCAAGAACGATGTTCATCTCATCGAGCATCGCTAGCTCAGCTTGACGTTGCTTCAGCAGATCATCAAGATCGCCACCTTGTTCCGCCACAACATCTGACAGCGTCTTAAATCCGCAGCGCACTGCGTCCTTATACGCCGCCACTTCCTTTTGCGGGTCAACGTAGCCATATGCCCGTGGACACCATTTGACCATGCGGAAGCGGTCAGGGTTCGCCTCATAAGCAGGCAAATCAAGAGCACCGCCCATCACCGCCATCTCAAGCCACATGTTGAAAACTGGCTGATGAAAGTTTTCAATCAGAAAACGTTGAATGGCGCGCCAGTTGTCGCGCGTCTCCAACAGCTCAAGCCGTGAACTGCTGTAGTTTGATTGGCTGAAATCAGAACTGACCTGGGTGTAGGAACAACCAAGGCCAGCAGCAACAGCACGCAGCATCCCGCGCGTGAACGGCTCAAACTGCCCGTCAGGTGCATCCAGCTGGGGCACAGTTACAGATTCACCGGGCTGCAAATACTTGAAGACACCAGGGGCAAACGAATCAACGCGGTCGCCGTCATAGACCTCCTCAGCAGTGCCCAGCTCACCCTCAGTTGTGGTGATAAAGCCCATCAGGCTGCTTGATGCGCGAGCGCGGATGACCTCTGCCTCCTCGTAGCCAGCAAGGTGATGCAAGCGCTTGATTGCTGATGCAAACCAAGTGACGCCACGGGTTTGGCCTGGGCGCTCTTGGATATACAGGTGCAACACCTCATCAGCAGACAACATCAGGTGCCGTTTTGCTGCAGTGCCGCTAAACGGTGCATCGCCAGGGTGCTTCTGCAAAAACGCATAGCGCACAGCGCGGCCAAACTTATCGACCTCAACACCCATGCGCCATTCATTGCCATTAACGCTGGCCTTGCCTGTGTAGGTCTCGTCCAGCTGATCACTTTCAAAGAGCTGCAACGCAAACGGAATCTGGCTGCCGCCAAACGGACGACGGATCACCCTGACGAACACCTCGCCAGATTCACACATCGCGCCAACAATCATGCGCTCGATATCGGCAAAGCACAGGCGACCAGCAACGTCGCAATAACTCTTATATCCCCAGTATTTCCACGCCTTCTCAATCTTGTTGTTCAGATCTTCATCAAGCCGCCCGCCACGCTGCATCAGCACCTGGGCCTGCAGCTTGATGCCTGTGCCGATGACGTTGTTCATCACGGCGCGCTTCGCTTGTCGTGCGTAGTCAGAGTCCCGCACCAGCTGACGTGCGCGGTTGCGCAGCCTGGCAAGACTGCCGTGAACCTCAGCATCAGCACTCGTCCCGCCAGTCACCCAGCTAGACGTGAGACGGCTCATCGTCGCGCCTTCGTACTGACGCCGCCTTGGACGGCGTGGCTCATAACCAAGAGCCCGAAAGAGTCGAGTTGCGAGGCTCATCAGAAACGAACAAAGAGATTAAAAGGATCGCCCTTGCCATTGGCAATCAGCGCAGCACGGCGTTCACGCTGCACCTCAAACTTGAGCTTAGATTCCAAAGCAATAAGATCCGACATTTCGTAGCGGGTTAAATTACGCCCAGCCACGCTGTAGCTCTTAACAGCGTTGCCGTTAGCAATATCTCTGATTGCTTTTTGAACAGCTGCTAAGTCCTTCTCAGCCTGCGTGCGCCCATCAAAAGCATCGGCGCTGCCTGTGTAATCAAGGCCAGCCAAAACCTCAATCTGGCCAGATGCAAGCGTTACAGCCTCGCTGTCCTTGGTCGCAATAGCTTGAAAAAACCAGTTGCCAGCGTCAAACCCATCAGAGTCTGTTGAGCTAATGGTGAACTCCCAACCTGTGCCAAACGCTGTGCCCGTTGCTGTATGCGCCTCGTGGTTAGTGTTTGTCCGAAAGTAATACTTCAGCGTGTAATCACTGCTAGTGATTGAATTTCCAAGATTGTCTCTGCTCGCGTCAACTCGCCATTTAATCGTGTCGCCTGCCCTGATTTTGTCCGGTAACTGAGTCACGGTCTCACCAGTTGTTAACGAACGATGGCTCGGCTGACTTTGCCTTTGCTTCCTTTGATCTTAGCGGCTGCTCAAGGCGCTTTTCCAGTTGATCCCAGATAGTCCGGCGATCAAACTTGCGATACATCAGCTGAAACACTGCATAGGAATAACAAAGGGTGTCCAAGCTTTCATTGCGCTTGCCAGGCTTTAACACCCATACTCGTTCGGGAAAGCCATTGCGAAACTTGATCGCCTGCTTTTCAGCGGTCAACATCTCGAAGTATTCCTGTCCCGTCGTGGCGTGAAAGTGCAAATAACCCTCGCCTGGCTCAGCGTGACGTAGCCGGCCCATCAACGTGTTCTTGCAAGTGTCGGTGCCAATGCCATACAACACCGCGCCCTTTTTAATCGCCTTGCCGCGTGAGTTGATGTCAACGCGCGACGGCTTGCCAATCGCTGGTTTGTTCCGCTGACTCAAACCCTTGATGGCAATGACGCCCTGGGCCTTGCGTTCGCGCGCGTACTGATACACCTCACTGGTTGCCATACCGCCGGAGTCAACAGCAGTGAAATCAGCTTTCAGGCTGCCGCCCAGCTCATGCGGCCACTTGCGCATCACAAACTGATCAAGCTGCTTCCACACCGCAGCCTGCGTCGGATCACCAGCAATCTCTTGGTACTGAATCAGCCAGGCTTCCTCATTGCGACCCCAGCCCCACACGCTCACTGCCAAACGTTCATTCAGCGTTCCGCCGCCACCCTGAACGTCAACGCCGATCGTCACTGACAACACACCAGCCGGCAACGTGCCCTCGTCATAGTCCTCACAACGCTCAAGCAACACGTCTGCGCTCATCGCGCTCGCATAGTCATCAGAGAACGTCTCGCCCAGCGTGGTGTTGATCCAAACTCGCAACGCCTCAGGGTTTGACTTGGCCTCTAAAAACTCAGCGACAAGATCAGCCCAGCGCGCGTTTGGGCTGTAGCTGTATGCCGCCCAAATATGAAACCCTGCGTGCTTGCCGTTGCCCGGCGCAGTAGCTCGCCACTCGCCGCGCTCAACCATCCACCGCTTCTTACTGTGAGGAATCAACGTGCCGCAGCTCTCGCACGCATACGCTGCCGTCTCAGGGTTGTTGTCAATCCACTTAATATTCGCCCACTTCAGGTACTGCATGTGCGCACAGTCAGGACACGGCACGTAATACCGCCGCTGGTCTGACTCGCCAAACATCCGCTCGATGCGGCTGAAATCTTTCACCGTTGGCGTGCTGCCGGCAATGATCTTGCGGTTCCAGTAATACGCAGTTCGCTTGATGCCCAGCTTGATCTGATCACCCTCAGACCCTGCTGACGCCGGATAACCGTCAACCTCATCAAACAGCACAATCCTTCTGCTCACACGCCTGAAGCCACGCGGTGAGTTGGCCCCTACCAGCGACAACGTGCCGCCGGGAAAATTCTTCTGCAAAATTGTGTTGTTTCCGTCCTTTGCTTTCGACTCACTCACCAAGCCAACCAGACAAGGCGTGTCCCTCAACATCGGGGCAATCTCTTCCTTTGAGTAGCCTTGCGCGTCCTCAACAGTCGGCTGCACAACCATGATCGGACAAGCATCCTGATGGATGTGATACCCAATTGCGTTGTTAATCATCTTGGTGTAACCCACACGTGCTGACTTCATCACCGTGATCTGCTCCACAGCCGGATCAGTCACCGCATCCATCATTCCCTTCTGATACGGCAACGTGTGCCACTTGCCTGGCTCAGCACTTGATTCAGGAGACAAGAACGCATAACGATCAGCCCATTCACTCAACGTCAGCTTTTCCGGCGGACGGAACGCCTCTAGAGCTCCACGCATCAGCTCAGTAATGTCAGCCATTAGCCAAGTCCTCCAGGGCTTCGCGCACAATCTCCTCAAGCGCCACAAACGCATCCGCCGGGATCTCCGGTATGCGCTGTTTAGCTTTCGACGGAACCGCCATTATTTTCGTTCGCGTTATCGCAACTAAGTCACCCCAAGCCTTTGACACCTCATCAGCACGCACCAGCTCGCCTTCTTTTTCCGCACGCTCAAGCTCCATCAACTCAGCCTTCAACCACTCAGTCCGTGCGCGGCTTTCGTTGTAATCAGGCAGCTCTTCAGTGCGCCTCTCAACAGTTGGCCCCGGACGATGTTGCCTGATGTTTGGCATCCGCTTCCTGCTGTTCTCAGCCCACGTCTGCTCCAATCCGTCACGCTCAATCCACTGCCGCCCGTCTTGCTCGACAACACTGATCCGGCCATGCTTGATCGCTTGTGCAACAGCTTGGCCGCTAACGCCCACTATTCGAGCAGCTTCGGCCTTGGTTATCAACATTCAGCTTTAATTGACTTTAAGTTGATTTAAGCGCATTAAAAGTAGAGCGGGTTGGGGTCCCTGTCGCTGTAATACTGTTTGTCTCGCTGTTCTCAATAAAGTCTCAGGGCTGTGCCTAGCTAAATATCGAGCCTTCGGATGACCCACGACCGATAGGGCAAAAAGGACCCAAGGGGTGGGGGTGGGGTAAT